GGTGTCACCTAATGTGACAGATCCGTAGTGCAACGGAACTCCTTTGTGTTCTGCCTCCTCTAGGAGATCAGACAATTCCTTTTCAGCATGTCCTTCATGACCTTTATTGGAATACCAGGCGGCCATCACTTGCTTATAAGTTGGTATTGGAGTAGGCCTGGCCAAAAGCCCCCTTTTAAGGGATGATGACCTGGTCAAAATAGTTTTGATTTCATTATAAATATCTGGGTGATGAGCAGTCAAGCTCATATATGAAATCAAACGGCGGGCCCTATAAACAGGGTCAAATGTGACCAACGGGGCTACCATTTTCCCAACCAACTTTTCTTTGTTATGCCAAACAATCCGTGAAGGAACCTTCAACCCTAATTGTTGAAAGTCCTTCATGTCTTGTCTGTTTGGCTTCCTTGAAAACTTAGAAAGAAATTCAATCTTTGAAAGTGGTTTAGACACCATGTTGTTTGTGACACCCCACCGTTTCATGACCTTTTGAATGTTAGTCATGTTCCAAGTGGGTGGCTTCGTTGCAAGCACAGACAGCACATGGTCATCTCCGTAACATGACAACTCATTGAAGTGTTTAAATTCACGTGCACTTAGTCCAGTTAACTCCCTCCATGCCATAAGATAGAGGGTGACCAATGCTAGTGAATTATCAGTGGTAGTGGATGAATGGCCTGTGGTCAACCCCTCCCCTTTGGCATAAATATTGCCAGTGGATGTGGTATTCAAGGCCTGATGCTTCACCATGATATAATTAACATCAACGAGCTCACAAATCCTTTCATAGTCCTTATGGTGTTCAAAGCCTTTCTTGCGAACAGCTTTGATCATTTCCTGGACTTTCCCAGTTATGGTCGAGTCAAACTCGCTCATATCGCCTTCGTAATGGTGCTGACACCGAGCATGATTGGCAAATATGTCAGCCATATGATAGCCATTCAGAGGAGCACCAACCTTTATGGGTGTCGTTTCCCATTTGAAATTGTGGTTTGGGGCATAATTCCAGATTGTTGACAAAATGTATTGGGAAATAGGGCTGCCTATAACAGTCCGAATTTTATCCCTAGCCCATTTCCTTTCTGGAAGTGCTTCCCCCTTA